AATCTGCAAAGGCTAAAGAAATGAAAAAGGGCATGTCAATGCTAAAGAAGAAGGCTAAGTAATTATGTGTGCAGTATGTGGATGCGGAACTAACACCGTTAATGCAGATGGCAAGTTTGGAACTATTGAACCGTATGGCATCCCTGCCACCGAAGTTAATAATCCAACTACTCTCGGTGAGAAGTAAAATAAAATGACAGACCCTAGGCTAAAGCGAGCAGGAGTATCTGGTTTTAATAAACCAAAGCGTACGCCTTCACACCCAACAAAGTCACATGTAGTTGTGGCTAAATCGGGTGACCAGGTTAAAACTATTCGCTTTGGTCAACAGGGCGTTAGTGGAGATAAAACTCCAACAGCAAGACAAAAATCATTTAAGGCTCGTCATGCAAGCAACATTGCTAAAGGCAAAATGAGTGCAGCGTATTGGGCAGATAAGGTAAAGTGGTAATGGCTAAGAAAAAAGAAGTATGGGATAAACCAAACCCTAAGAAAAAATCTACACCTTTGTCACCTGCTGCTAAAGCATCTGCTAAGGCTGCTGCTAAAAAGGCTGGCAGAAAATACCCCAATCTTGTGGACAACATGAGAGCGGCACAAAAGAAAGGCAAGTAATTATGGCTACAGGTTATGCAGGCTCCACACTCGTTGCTGAGTTAAATAGACTTGCCAATTCTGGCACATACCCAAACCGTACTCTTTTCCTAGATGCACCAGGTGCAGCCAATAAATGGGCTGGCACTACTGGTAAGGATTTATTAGGAGCATTAAACTACAAGGCTAGTTCATCTCGCCAACCAAATAATTACAAAGGTTTAAACGCAGTATGCAATGAACTTGCTGGCACATCAGACAAGTCAGCAGTATCAGCCCTAAGGAGCATAGACCTGTGAGCACTCTTGAACAACTTACTGACCGTGTAGATACACTTTTACATGGCTACAGTTTAAACATGGAATCAACCACATGGTTGACTGGCGCTATTACAACCACAACCCAAACAACTATTTCTGTTTATGATTCTAATGTTGTAAGCCGTGGCTTTATTCAAATTGACGATGAGATTATGTATGTTAATACTACAAATAACATTGACAATACCCTTACCCTTGCACCATGGGGTCGTGGTCAGCGTGGCACTGGAGCAGTAACTCATACCAATTCATCTAAAGTAATGGTATCTCCATTATTTCCACGCTTTGAAGTTAAGCGTGCCATTAACGATACGCTCAATGCAATGTATCCAGATATATTTGCTATTGGTCAATATCAATTCCCATTTATTGCTGCTCGTACAACTTATGATGTTCCAGATGTAATACAAAATATCTTGTCTGTAACTCACCATGTTATTGGTCCATCTCAAGAGTGGTTACCAGTGCGTGCATGGCAATTAGATAGAACAGCAAACCCAACACAGTACGGCACAGGCGGTGCCTTTGGACATACCCTTGGTATCTACTCACCAGTAGTTCCAGGTCGTATTGTCAATGTGGCTTACTCAAAACGCCCAACACTTTTTGACATTACACAATTACCATCAGTTACACAAGAATACTCAACGGTAACTGGCATGCCTGACTACTCAGAAGATGTAGTTATCTATGGCGCAGCCTTTCGTATGATTTCTTTCTTAGACCCATCACGCCTTGGTGCGCTATCTGCAGAAGCAGATGTGCTTGATAACCAGCGTGGAGCACGAAGTGGTGAGAACGCATCACGCTTCTTGTTCAATGTTTACAACACTCGTCTTAAGGAAGTAGCGGAGAACCAACGCCGTCAATTCCCAATTCGTTCACACTATCAGAGATAAGGTAACCCCACCATGGCAGCAGGCGACCCAGGCGTACTCAAGCGGAACTTTTCCGCCACAGCGATTGAAACAACGCTCGTTAACTCTATTTCATCAGCAGCAACTGGCGACACAACTACAAGCGTTTCTGTTGTATCTGTTAGCGGTTATCCTGCTGCACCATTTACACTTATCCTTGCACCAGATACCAACAAAGAAGAAGTTGTTACCTGTATATCTGTAGTTGGAACAACACTCCAAATTGTCCGTGGTCAAGACTCAACCCTTGCGGTTTCTCATACTGCTGGTACATCCGTACGCCATGGTGTATCTGGTCGTGATTTTAGAGAAGAACAAACTCACATTGCAGCCCGTGGCTACGATGCAGATACTGCTATTCTTTCTAACGCTGGACAAACACATGTGCATGGACTTGTATCAGGCGATGGTTCAGTAGTTGGTGCAGACCAAGTAGTAACTCTTACTCGTAAAACTCTTACAACACCAGTTATTAACGGCGCTACTCTTAGTGGTGCATTTACATCTACTGCTACAATTACTGGCGGTACTGTAACCGCTGCAACAATTACAAGTTCAACGGTAACAAGTTCAACCATTACATCTGGAACTCTTGGTTCAAACCTTGCTGCAGGCGGGTTTCTTGTTACTGGACTTGGTGCGCCAGCATCAGACAATGATGCAGCCCGTAAAGTTTATGTAGATTCAATCCTTGGCTCAGCCACTGCTGCCTCTACATCCGCTGCTTCCGCAGCAACAAGTGCAACATCTGCTGCTACCTCAGCCACAAGCGCAGCCAACAGTGCGACAGCATCTGCTTCAAGTGCAAGCGCTGCAGCAACCAGCGCATCTTCTGCTTTAACATCACAAACCGCTGCAGCCACTAGCGCTACAAGCGCTGCTGCCTCAGCAACTGCTGCTGCTACCAGTGCTACAAGCGCTGCTGCTAGTGCTACTGCTGCTGGCACTTCTGCTACTTCGGCTGCAGCAAGTGCAACCACTGCTGCTGCATCCGTTGCAACAATTTCAGCCTTTGCAACTACAGCATCTAACTCGGCTTCTGCTGCAGCCACATCTGCATCAAGTGCTGCAACCAGTGCTGCTTCTGCTGCTGCTTCTGCTTCCGCTGCTGCAGCCTCTGCAAGTGCTGCTGCTACATCTGCTACTTCTGCAAGTGCAAGTCAAACCGCTGCTGCTACAAGTGCAACCAGCGCAGCAACATCTGCTTCATCGGCTTTGACTTCACAAACTGCAGCAGCAACTTCTGCTACTAGCGCTGCCACCTCTGCTTCATCTGCTTTAACAAGTCAGACGGCAGCAGCAACAAGTGCAGCAAGTGCTGCCACAAGTGCTACATCTGCAGCAACAACTTATGATGATTTTGATGACCGTTACCTTGGTTCAAAGTCAACTGTTCCAACAGTAGACAACGATGGCAACACACTTCTTGTTGGTGCTATTTATTGGAACTCAACTCTTAACAATATGTATGTATGGTCAGGTACTGCTTGGGTACAAATTGCTACAACATCTATTTACTCAGCACCTATTCTTGGTAGCCAAACCATTGCCTCTGGTACTACATATACCAACATTAATGGATTGACTATTAACTCAACTACTATTCCAAGTTCTAAAACTTTAGTTGATACCGATTCAACACAAACTCTTACCAACAAAACTATTAGTGGTGGTTTGGCAGCAGCAGACCCAACAGCAGACCTTGGTCTTGCTACTAAGCAATATGTAGATTCTGTTACAGCATCCATCAACTTCCACGCTCCAGTTAAACTTGCTACTACATCAAACCTTTCTGTTACATATAGCAATGGTTCATCAGGCGTAGGCGCTACTCTTACCGCTACAGGTAATGGTCGTGGCTCTATTGATGGCATTAGCGTTACAAATGGTGACAGAATCCTTATCAAAAATCAAATTACTGATTTACAAAATGGTATCTATACAGTAACAACTCAAGGTGCTGCTGGTGTTCCCTTTGTATATACCCGTGCTACTGATAATGATAATAATGTAGAAATTAAAAATGGCGATATTATTTTTACTACTGTTGGAACTCTTAATACTGGTGTTACATTTGTTAACACAAGTACAGACCCAGTAACAGTTGGTACTACATCTATTACATTTAGCACATATACATCTGCTTCATTGCCAACTCAAACTGGACAATCAGGAAAGTATTTAACCACTGATGGAACAACTCCATCTTGGGCAGTAGTAGACACACAATCCATTGAGGTCATGACCTTAATGGGTGCATACATCTAACCGAAAGGATACAGTAAACAATGGCTGTAACATCCAAAGCGCTGTCTCGTACAGCAGCAGCAACATCAAGCACAACGCTATACACAGTGCCAACCACAACAACAGTAACAGTTGTGACTAACATCGTGTTGGCTAATGCAGCAACATCAGCAGTAACATCAACCATCGCTCTTGACGGAGTAGTAGTTGTACCTGCGGTATCAATCCCTGCCAACTCACTTATAGGTTTTGACCTTAAGCAAGTTCTTAATGCTTCTGGAACACCTAAGGTAATTACTGGATTTGCTTCAACTACTGCGGTGTCAATTCATATCAGCGGAGTGGAGATTTCCTAATGGCGTTTAATCAATTTCCTCCAGCAAGTAGCAATGGCGGTAGCGTTACTATCACTGGTGTTTATTTAAGCACTGCTGCTACTTATGTTACTTTAGCATCAGCACTGGCTCCTGGTGCATATAAATTTGCATCAGACATTGATTCAGATGGTGTGTATTCTTTTAAGTCATCAGAAGGATATGTTTTTTCAAGCACTATGCGTAATGGTATTATGCTTGCGGTTTTTCCAGTTGCCATAAATCAAATTTCTGCTGCTTCTACTAGCAATGTGTTTCCAATTTATTTAGAAATTTCTCCATCTACTGCTACCGTAGGAGCAGCGCCAACTGGCACTAGTTTTACTTGGACTGGTAACAATGGTAGCGCTCAAGTTGGAAGCATAGCATTTACACCTTCAAGTGGCGCAACTAATACTGTTGCATATTGGACAGATGGAACAAGCACATCACTTGCTACCACAACATCACCTAAAACATCAGTGCTAGTTAAACCTGAGGTTGTTTCTGCTGGAACATCAAGAGATTTTATTCTTGTTAATGTTACTGCCAATGGGCTTAATACCCTTGCATCAGCAATAAATACAGGAGCAGCACCATCGCAGAATTACCAAGCAATTTATACCACTTCAACTACTTGGACTGCACCTACTGGTGTAACTAGCATCCAAGCATTTGTTTCAGCAGGTGGCGGTGGTGGTTCTGGTGGTTATACTACTGGCGGACAAGGTGGTCCTGGTCAAGGTGGTGGTGGTGGTGGTGGCGGAGCCAATACCAGCAACGCATCTTTAACAGTAGTTCCTGGAACTATATACACACTTACTGTTGGCGCAGCAGGTAGTGGCGGTAGCGGTGGTAACTTTTATGAGTATTATGGTAATTGGGGAACTAATGCAACTGGAGGCGGTAATTCCTCAATTGGTTCATTATTAGTTGCAACTAATAGCACTAACAATCGTGCAAACACTAGTTCTAGAGGTCAGGCTGGTGGAACTGGAGGAGCCGACGGTGGCAACAGCGACAGCACTGGAAGCACTGGAACTGCTAACTCAATTACTGGAACATCAGTTGTTTATGGTTCTGGCGGTGGCGGTGGTCGTGGTGGTTTTGATAACCTTCCAGGATTTGCTGGTGGAACTGGTGCTGGAAATGGTGGCTCTGGTGGTCAATATGCTGGCGGTGCTAGTAATGGTGTAAACTATGGCTCTGGCGGCGGCGGCGGCGGAGGAGCATTTAGCAGTAACGGTGGTCCTGGTGGAGCAGGCGCAACTGGTGTAATTATATTGAAATGGACATCATAATGGAACATATTGAAAATCATTTACACGCTTTTCTTAAAGATGGCGTAGTTCAAAATGTAGTTAACTTCTCAGAACATAATCAAGCGTTAGTTGATTTGATTTGTTCAGAACAAGGTTTTGATACAGCAGTTTCTTGTTGTGCTTTTGGAATTGCTGGTATTGGAGATACATTTACTGGAACATATTTTAAACCAACATCACCAACACCAACTGCGGTATGGGATGAAGAACTTAAAATGTGGATACCTCCTATTCCAAAACCATCAGAAGGAAATTGGTGGTGGGATGAACCTAATCAGACTTGGGTAGAGTTTACTCCACCTGAAGAAACAGAATAACAATTACACCTGAGCATGTGTTTAAACTGCTCACTTTTCTTTTATTAAACTAAGGAGCGATAGTGGCATCACGCAGCCCCGATATATCCGAGCGCACGATAATTGATTTATCTGGTCGCCTATCTACATACTATGATTTAAACGGTAACGCTTTTGACATGGCTATTGGTGGCTTGCCATTTATTATGGCTGTAACAGACAGCACTCCTTACAAGCGACAGACTGCAGAGTTTCGTGTTCAGCGTGTAGACCAAATGCGTGACCCAGGCGAGCACACCCTTGGTGGCTCAGGCTATTGGACTCGCTCACAATCTTCTTGGCATTATGGCGAAGGTGTTTTATTTGCTGAGCCAATGGAAGGTAACGATGCAGAGGTTCGCTTCCGTTATCGTGACTCATACGGCATAGATGTATGGACTCCAGGTGAGATAAGCCTACTTAATAAGACAACACTTGTTCAGGCTTTTACTGGCAAGTGCAAGATAGATACGGGTGCTAGCAGTGCAGGCGTTGCCTTTCTTGTAGCAACCGACATGGCACCACGCACCTCACAAACTACAGCAATGTATAAAATTACAAGTTCTGGCTCATCTACACCTTTGGTTAACTTCTCATCATTTACTAATGAAACTATCCTTGCTACCACATCTGATGGCACATACATGTATGTTGCTACAACTGCTGGCATTTACGATGTTCAACTATCTGATGGAACCACCCATAAACATTATGGTTATGATGGTTTAACGGCATCAAATGTAGTTCTTAAGTATGCCAAGAATCGTGTTATTGCTGCGTTTGGATTTACTGATGGAACTTTCTCAGCCTATGAACTTACATTTAAAGACCATGGTGGTGCGCCTGTTGTTCAAATTAAATCAGCGATGAGCGCTTCCCAAGGCGACCTTATTAACGGGTCAACTTTAATGCCTGCATTGTGGCAATGGGCAGGCATTACCGAAGGAACTAACGCTATCTATTTTGGTGGCTACGCTGGCGACCACTCTGTTATCTTTAAATTACAAGTAGATAATACTGGTGCATTAGGCACGCTTATTACCGCTGCCACTCTGCCACGAGGCGAAACTGTTTTATCCTTGTATACATATCTTGGCACCTTTCTTATGCTTGGCACAAATAAAGGCGCTCGCATTGCAACACTAGAGCAAAATGGTGACATGACATACGGACCATTGGTATTCCACAATGAGAACGGTGTCTATGACTTTGAAG